TTGCGACATTGCCAGCCTCCCGCTCTGTAGTCATTTCGGCAAACGTGCGGCCTGTGCTTTCAAGTTTAGCGTCTTGGCCCGTGAAATCCTGCCAGCGTTTAATGGCAACGTCCACGTATTCGGGCGAAAGTTCCATTGCGTAAATGCAACGGCCTGTCATTTCCCCGGCGATGATGGTTGTGCCGGAACCGGAGAAAGGCTCGTAGACGGCTTGTCCAGGGCTTGAATTGTTCTCTATCGGGCGCTTCATGCACTCGACGGGTTTCTGTGTGCCGTGGCCCGTTTCAGACTTGACTGGCTTGTCGATTTTCCAGAGGGTGGTCTGCTTGCGGTCCCCAGCCCAATGGCCAGTTCCCTTCTCGCGCACAGCATACCAACAACTTTCATGCTGCGGATGATAATGTCCACGACTCATCACAAGTTGACTTTTTGCCCAGACAATTTCGGCCCGCACTTCAAAATCACAGGCTTCTAGGCTATCAAATACAGTGCCTGAAAACCTCATAGCGTGCCAAACGTAAGCAACATCGCCGGGGAATAGCGCCCAGGCTTCGCGCCAGTCTGCTTTATCGTCGTTCAGCACTTTGCCCTTAGCTGACCCGGCAGACGTTTTCCGTGCTTTTGCTGGATCGTACTCCACCCCATAAGGCGGGTCGGTCACCATCAGGTGCGGGTTGACGCCAGCAAGCAGCGCCTCAACATCGGTCGCCACCGTGCTATCGCCGCAGCGGAGCCTGTGCTTGCCCAGAACCCACGTATCACCCAGAACCGTAACTGGGTTGACCGGAGGTTCCGGCACCTCGTCGGGATCAGTTAGCCCTTCCGTAGGATCGGCCAGCAGCTTTGCCAGTTCGTCTGCATTGAAGCCAATCAGGTCAATGTCGAACCCACCCGTCTGCAATTCGGACAGTTCTACCTTCAACAGGTCGCTGTCCCATCCGGCATTTAGCGCCAGCTTGTTGTCGGCAAGGATATACGCCCGCTTCTGAGCCTCGCTGAGGCCAGACACCTCAAGAGCTGGGACTTCCTTCAATTTCAGCTTTCGAGCCGCTAGAACGCGCCCGTGGCCTGCTATGATGCCTTTGTCGCCGTCCAGAATAACGGGGTTGATGAACCCAAACTCGCGGATTGAGGCGGCAATTTGGGCCACCTGTTCGTCGGAGTGAGTCCTGGCATTCCGGGCGTAGGGAATAAGATCGGCTACCGATGCAGCTTTGTAGGGGTAAAGCATACCGTCAAAACAGCTTCAGAAACCGCGTCATGCGGCCCACAAACGAGTTTTCCCTGCGGGTGATGTCTGCCCACAGGGATTGTTCGTTTCGGATGATTGCCGCCTCGTATAAGGCCATGAACTCGGTTGAGTTCATCAGCAGCCCTTCATCGGAGCGCAGCCTTTCGGGTCGCCATTGCGAGCCGTGCCGCTGTTCTTGCCAGCAGCAGCCGTGACCTTCACGCCGTTGGGAGCCGAAGCCTTGCCCATTGAGTGAGTGGTGCCGCCGTGATTGTGAAGGCCGGACATCTTGCCGTGTGAATAGTGACCCTTGACAGCCATTTGCGTAACTCCTGATGTAACTGATTGAGAGGTTCCCGCCACCGAGCGCGCACACATCACTGACGCAATACTCTGGAGGAGCTGATGGGGGTCTGGTGACGGGAAAGGTGCCCACAGGCCGGAACCCGTGGGTGGCTGGTGACGCATCAACCAGCGTTGTTAGGTATCCCCTGCGCTATTAGCCCGCATCGAGTGCAGTCGGGGAACGGCGCGAGGTTGATGGAACGCAGGGGAATTTCGGGCAATTCTTCTCAACACGCCGCAAACGGTGCAGCGGTTACAGCCACGGGGCGAACCCACTTGAGCGGCATATGCAAAGCGTCATCGTGCAATATCGGGGTTAATTGTAACTTTTTTATGGCAGATTAACCAGAGCACTGTTGCAACTACCATCGTCATCCACAGTTTGCCCAGAAGCTGCCCGCCCATGAACTCCAGCGAACCAAAAGCCAGCCACAAGAACGCCGCTGAGTCAGCCACAGCGCCCACCACGCCCGATGCCAACACGGCCAGCGGCAAGTGACGCTTTCGCAGCGGGGTATAAACCGCGAGGTCCAACAATTCAGCGATACCGAACGCCACTGCCGAAGCGACCACAAGCGCAGGGGGGGCAACCAGGATTGACAGCACCACTCCCACTGCAATGGCCGCAAATGCCCACCGGATGCCCAGCAACTGCTGCACCGCATCACGAAGCACCAGCGCCGCACCAATCATCAGAACACCTGACGGGGCAGACAAACCAAACCCTACAGGGATGAGGCACGGGCCGTTGGGAACGCAGAACGTCCCGACATTTCCAATAAGCCAGTTAGCCAACGGGATGGTTGCGAGATAGGCGAGGAAGATTGCAATTCTCATGCGATGAGTTCCATCTGTTCGGGTTGTGTTTTCCATTTAATTGGACACTGCACTGCGTCGATGACACGGGCCATTGCTTCAGGGCATGAGTCCGTATCTTTGTAATTTCGCGCTACGTTCACGCTGTCCACGCTAGCGAACGGCCATCTTTTCCCTGCCACGGCCATGCCCCTGAGCATGTGTATCCACGGGATTGGCCCCCGGCGTCCAAGTTCGTTGAATGCCTCATCGCAACGGCGGCACCACGGCTCAGAACCAACTTGCCAATAGGCACCGGATGAACCGAAGCAGACCTTGGGAAACTCCTGCGCGAAGTCCAAAAGGGTTTCGAGCGGTTCCGCCATATGCCACACAGGTGCGCCAAGTTCTTTCCGGTGCGGCCACTCCTTCACCAGCTGGGCGTTGTCTTGCACATCACCATCAATAACGTCAGGGATAACTGCCCAATGAGGATGACCAAGGCGGCTTTCAAGCCAGCGATAGTATCCGGTCCAATCCACGGCCTTGCCCTTGGTGAACAGGCTGAACGCGCCGTTGTCCCACATCACGCTTTGGCCGATCCGCAGGCAAATATCCGCATCTGCGGGATTGGCGTAGGAAACGCAGAAGTTTTTGCCAGCCATGAGCCACAACTGGTCACGGGGGCTCAGCGGCGTGCCGTGATAGTGGATGGTCACGCCGCCTGCTCCAACTGCGCTTTGGCTTGGTCAACCATTTCCAGCAACGCCTCTCGGAGGTCGCGCCATTTGGCCTTCTGCTTTCTGCTAGCACTTTGTGATAGCGCCAGTGCCGCCCTATTCTCCGCATCAATCACCGCACGGAATGCGGAGATTTGGCTGTCAGGGATGACCACTGGCCGCATGTCGCCGTCAAACTCGACGCCTACCAAATGCCGAATGCCCTGTAGATCGTCTACGGAGGCCACTGGCAGGCAGGCAAACACGCGGCGGGGTAATATCGCTATCTCACGATAAGCCCGTAGCTGGGCCTTTGCAGTGACGCGGCGGGCTACTGCGGGGCGGGTGGCTATAACCTGGACCGGATGCCATGCCGGGAAGCCCATGTTCCCAATTTGGGAAACCACGTAGGGTTCCTTGCGGAAGTCGGTACGCATAATTATCCACATTCAGCTTCCGTCCCGGCAAATGATTTTCAGGGCTTCAATCTCGGCTTGGAGGTCGTTGATCCGCTGGAGCGCGTCATCGTATTTTTCGGTAAGCTTCTGAAAATCATCGCCAACCACCCGGATGTAGGCGTGGCAAAGTTCTACTGTGTTGAGGTAGTCAAAGCTGTTGAAGGGGGAGAATGTCACCACTCTCATGCTGCTTTCTCCATTGCTGGGGGGTATTCCGTGTCGAACCACCAGCCGCCACGCTGGTCACGCGGGGCCAGCTTGCCCTTAATGCGCTTGAAGTAGGCGTCCCAAGCGTCCATCTGGTCGGTGCCTGTGGTCACGTAGAAACGGTTGTGAGCAATCTCGCCAACGGGTTCCTGGGGCATCCATTCGGACCACAGGTCGCTGTTGAGCCATGACCGCGCCTGCTTCACAAACTCGGTGCCAATCTTCCCCTTTTCACGGCAATGAACGGCATATCTGGCCGCAGCGCGGATCACCGTCTGAGCATCACCAGCCCGTTGCACGGCGGGCCCGAATGCCTTGACTGCGCCCTTGCGGTCGCCGTTGCCCTCACGCTTGGGGTAGGCATCCCAAAAGGCACTGAAGCCGTCAGGTTCCTGCTGAGAACCGCGTGGGTTGGTGCCAAGCGCACGGGGGTTGGTTCCGTGGAAACGGGACGCCTTGGGGGTTGGGGGTAATTTTTCTAAAACTAAGGTAGTAGTTATATCTATAGGGGGTGTGGGGGATTGGACTGGAATTTCCATTGGAGTTTCCATGGAATTTCCACGGAATTTCCGCAGACGATCCTTGGAACGGCGCAACTCTGCATCCGCCCGCATCGCCTCAAGAGGTGCCAACTCCACAGCTAGCACATCAATCACGCCCGCCATCTGCTCAGTGGTCAGGCCAAGAGACATCAGTTTCTTGAGGTTCTCAACGTTCATCTTTCAGTTCATCTCTACGTTCTATGGTGACGTAAGGGCGGCAAAGACAATCCAGACGGCGGCAATTACGGCGAACAGCATAACCGTCCCGAATGCCGCGCCGCTCATGCTGCCATCCTTTCGTCAATCGTTTCGCCAAGTTCAGCAGCAATGGCCTTGATCTTCGGCCACACGCGCGACAGGTCACGGTCCAGCTTCCGAACGCCGTGCATAATTGTGCAGTGGTCACGCTTGATAAAACGGCCAATCTCAGGGTAAGAGCGGGCCGTGAAATAGCGGGCGCACCAATAGAAGATATGCCGCGCTTCCATGATGTTTGCGGCGCGGTGTGCGCTCATGATGTCTAGTCGCCCAATCCGCGTTGTCTTTGTAACCGCTTGGAGTATCTGCTCCATAGAATGCCCGAACGCAGTGGCGTCTTTCAGCGTGAGAATTGCCGCCGTTGCCCTCATGCTGCGACCCTCCTGTTGTAGACATGCCACGCTGTACGGACGGTCTTGCTGATGAGTGTGCGGCTGTAGGACGCCACGCTTTCCGCCTTGTGGTAAGGGCAATAAGAACTTCCATCCAGAGTGCCGTGATTGCAGAAGGCCACACCGCCCACATAAGCCTCATCGTCTTTCACGGGCCACTTGCAGCCTGTAACGTCAATTATTGAAGCCAACTGCCCTTCATCAGGAGCGGAAACGGAAGTCACGGGCGACTTGGCAAGCACAAATCCGGCACGGGCAGGCAGCGTCATCTTCCTCGCCTTGCGTGGTTCGTCTGTTTTGGATGGCTTGCGAATGCGGGGCTTTGCTTCCAGGATGCCGCGAGCAATCTTGACGCGGTGCAGCTTGCCGCAGATGGTGTTGCGCGAGACGCCGAATTTGTCGGCCATCTGGTACGTGGTATAACCAGTGCGCCACATCGTCAGCATTTCCTCAATGCGGGCTTCGGTCCAATCGAATGCTACTGCTGGCATCTTAAACCCCGCACATCCCTTCACAGTCGTTGAGAAACATATTGAGTTGTCCACGTTCTTCCGGCGTCGAGAGGTCCACTTGATCCAGCGGCTTCAGGCTCTTGTGCATGAACTGCTGACCACGAAACCCCGGCTGATTACGGATTGCGCGGTCAACCTCTACGGCATCCGCAAACTCTTCCGGCGTCAGTGCGCGCCATTGATTGTCACTATGGAACGGGCAACCGATGCAGGATGACTTGGGCGGCTTGGGATACTGGCGTTCTTCCATCCAGCGCAGGCACTGCTGGCGGGTAATGCCCTTTTCAATCAGCGGAAACTTGTTGACGATGTACTGAACGCGGGACGGCTTCATGCGCCACACTTCGTCCATGCTGATGCCGATCAGCATTTCGCAGCCACCCTTGGGGCGACCGCCCATCAGTTCCACCACCTTGCGCTGGAGCGGGCGCAGTTTGTATTCAGCGGTGCACTGGCGGCGGCCCATGCCTTCCTTGCCCTTGGGCGACAAGGTAAACCACGGCACCGCAGCAAAGCGACCTCCGGTCGTGTTGCTGCGGGAAAGCTGATCGGCGCGCAAGTCGCCAGCAGACACGCGAAAGATTGGAAACGGCAATTGCGTCTCAAGCCAATCCAGCCACTCATAAACGGCTTTTGGCTCCCAGCCCGTATCAGCAAAAATGGCGCAATCGACCATTGGAATTTCGCCACGTGCAATCATCAAAGCGAGGGTGGAAGACTGAACACCAGCACCAAGCGAAAGCACATAGAGCGTGTCTTGGGCCTCATAACTCATGCTGCCTTCTCCAAAGCGTCTGCCTGCACAATGGTAATCTCAGCGGCCACGCCTGCCGGAAGGTCGGCTGACCAGAACCAGTTGCAGCCCATGATGTTCTTGTCGTTGTCGATGAGGCCGACTGCTTCAAGAAGGTCAAAGGTTGCCTTCTGGTAATTGTCACCGTCCTGCGTGGAACGGCGGCGGCGCATGGCAAGCGTGATGTAGACGGGGCCTGTGAACTTGTGCTGGTTCGCCATTTGGGCGCGTACGTTCCAGCCCTCTGAATTGGCCCAAGTTTGATATTCTGAGGTGCGGTACATCTTGCCCGCTTTGGTAAAGCGCCAGATAGCGTTTACGCTGGGGGGAAGGTGAGCAAACGTGACGCGCGTCTTCATTTCTCAGATGCCCTCGCCGCCAGCGCCATCAGAACTCGCGCTATCCAGAGCCTCAAAAGCCAAAACCGTGGCCTCCGCGATGTGCCTCTCATGCGCGAGTAACCTTTCCTGGCGGGAGCATTCTGCTTCGTAAGCCGCGTGAAGTTGACGCCACACGCCAACAAGAATGTCGGCTGGCGGGCGATAGCGAAGGTTCCAAAACGTGCGCCACGGAATGCCGTATCGGCCCTCAAGGCGGCGCATGGCGTTCTCTGTGTCGCCGGGGCCACGAGATTCCCGCAGCACCATATTCGAAGCCCACATTGACGCTTCGGAAACTCCACTTTGATAACTAAGTTTTGCAGTCATGCAAAAGCACTCCTGTTAAACTTTCTTTCATAAGGAGACGGAACATGAGCAACGTGATTGACTTCGGAGAATGGAAGCGGGCGCGACTTGGCAAGAGAACCAGCTTGCCTAGACGCCGCGCCCGCGCTGTACGGGGAAAAGGAGAAAACCCCGCCAGCATCGGTGAACTGAGCGCCGAACTCCTGCGGCTGCTTCAGACTGAATAGAAGGTGGCCCGTCTGGGAGGACAGAGCGTTACATGTAACGCGGGCCAAGTTGCCGCCCCTGACACCAGGGAGGAGCTTGCCGTCGCCAAATGATCTAGGGAAACGACGGAGCGGGGCGGAGTTCATTGCGCGTCACCGAAGATGTCGGGACGCAGTTCATTGCGCGAAACGCCCGTTATCCGTTCAACGTCAGCCACTCGGGCGACAGGAATGCGCGACCATTGGTAAATGGCTTGGCGGGCAATGCCGAGTTCAGCCGCAAGGCAGGCTAAACCGCCAACCTTCTGAGCGGCATGCATAAGAATGTGGGGGCGTGATGCACTTGTGGTCATGCCCCCTAATACTATCGCTTGCCTATAGTGTCAAGCTATACTGGACTTGCGAGGCAAGAAAAATGGTGGGCAGAGTCCGGCATGAGCAAATTCCCGCAAAAAATCTCTACGTTGCGAATTGAAAAGCGCATGTCCCAGGCCGAACTAGGTTCAATTCTTGGTGTTACCCGATCTTCGGTGCAACAGTGGGAAGCTGGTAAAACAGTACCACAACTGCAATATCTTCAGAAAATGGCTGATTTTTTTGGGGTGTCATTGACTGTCCTTATGGGCGATGAACCTGCTGAAGGGTCTGTCGATGCTGAATTAAGATTTTTGCCAAAAGACGTTTCTGATGCCCTTAAAGCCAGCTTTTTGGCGACGATAGCAGCAGTCAAAAAGTCTAAGTGATCTGCAGAGTTAGCGCGAATTTGGCGTTTTCCTTGCCTAATTTGTCCAGTATGGCTTGACATTGCTGGCAAGCTGGCGTAGGTTTTTCCCATGCAATCGGGAGACACCACAATGCCAACCCTTCACATCCCCTACACCCTGACACTGGTTTCCAACCTTGGCCGTGACGCAGCCCTTGGCACCATCAAGCGCGGCTTCGTTGCTGAGTTTGATGCAACCCTTGACCTTGATTACGAAGACGCCCGCAACTGGGAAATCACCTCTTG